AGGTAGAAACTATTGTTGCTAAAGCTATAAGCTGTCCTGTTTTGCTTTGAAACCAATCCATAATTATCTCCACATATTAGGTTGATCATTTATCATTTGACCTAACCCTTTTAAATTATCATTTACCAGTCCATAAAAAGCACTAGTATTATCATCTAGTGTAGCAGAAGTATATATATCAGAGCTACTGTACCAGTCTTGAGCATCAGGTACGCTAACTTGTGAATAGTTATTAAAAGCAGGAACATAGCCTATTAGTGCTATTAGTTTAGACTCATCTCCGTATTTACCTGTTTCTTGTTGTTGTTCTTCTATTTCTTCTTGTTGTGCTTCTATGTTTGCTGCAATTATCTTGTCTGCTATTTGATCTGCTTCTGAAGCTGTCATAACTCCTGAAGATGCAGTATCAATTTCGCCTTGTACATTTTGCACTTGCACATCAGCTACAACCATAGATGCTGCATTATCAAATGTAGGCAAAGGTGTTATAGATACAGACATACTATTAGAACTACCTACATCACTTTGCATAGACAGAACTTGGTTTGTTTGTTGTGTTGCACTAGCAAATTGATCGGATGCACTAGGACTGCTAGAGGTGCTAATACCACCACTAGATGCTGTAGAGCTTCCTGTTGATGTATTTCCTGTAGATGAATAACTAGATGTATTATTTGATTGAGAGCCACCAGAGGCTTGTGAGTAGCTGTTAGCTGCTGTTTGTACTCCTGCTCTAACTGCATTAAGTGCTGTAACCATTAATTTGTTTTTACCTGTAGGTTCGTCAGATTCTACTACTGCAAACTCTTCTTGAATTTCTTCTATAGATTCTTCTCTAATTTCTTCTTCTCTTTCTGCAATTCTTTCTTCTTCCATAGCTTCTTGCATTTCTTCTATTTCTTCAAAAACTTCTTCTACAGTTTCTTCTTCAAAGATTTCTTCAAGAAATTCTTCTTCTGGTTCATCAAGATTAACAAATTCTTCTTCAATTCTTTCTTCAAAATGTTCATTAGTTTCTTCATCAAACCATTCCTCTAATTCTTCAATACTATTAAATTCAATAAATGTTTCAGGTTCGCTGTAATCTTCTACTAAAAAAGTTTCTTGAAATATAAATTCATCTAACAATAAATCGTCTTGATGTAATGGCTCATCATGATGTGAAACAAAATCATCTATAAATGGTAAAGGTTCAGGTTCAAAAAATATTATTAATTCTTCAGGTTCAGAGCCATCAAAATATTCTTCAAAGTTATCACCACTAAATTCTTCATAAGATGGAAACATCTCATCTTCAAAAATTTCAACTACTGTAAATTGTTCTTCAAAACCATAATCATTATAGTGATCATCTTCAAATATACCTGTGGCAAATTGTTCTTGCTCATCTACAAAACCATAATCAACATTGCTGTCATCAAAAAAAGCTACTGATTCTTCTTGTGTATATCCTGCACAAAAAGGTGCATATTGTGGATCATCAGCACATTGTTGATCATCATAAGCATCCCAATAGTTAGGGCATGACTCACTATAAAGACCACTGATATTACATTGTTGTGTTAATAAAGCATCTGCATAACCTGAACAACTAGAATCATTTAATGCGTTGCTACAATCAACGCTATTACCACTACCTGATCCATATAAAGAACCGCCATTTTCTAAGTTAGTGTTTTTATCAGAGTTATTCCAGTCGTAGTTATAGCAACTAGAACCATTAGTTGTGCCAGTATTACATTCATCGTGATAGTAATAAGTATAAGAATTTTCTTTTTTAGAACCTATTTCTCCAATAAGAACATCATGGTTAATAATATCTAATGCACCATAGCGTATGTCAAAAGAGTTGTTGTTCCAAAGTATTATTTCAAAGCTGTTGTCTGATGCTCTGTTGTACTCCCTCATGTCGTACCATCCAAAAATCATCTTGCTTGAGTCACCCCAAGACTTCATGCGAGAATCGTTGTCTCGTATTAAGTCTGTCCAGAAAGGGTATATGGTGTAAGTATGCTGTCCATTAATAGGGTCAGGAGTATAGTCATTACAATAGCTACCACTAGAACCAAAATGGAGACATCCATTCGTTGCCATTCGTGCTTGTGTAAAAGTAGAGCCGTAAAAAGTAAAATTAAAAGAAAGATCAATTGCAGGACTAATACCATCATCTACTACCTCATATGCTAACTCACCATTAAAACTATTAGCGTTTGTTTGTAAATGATATAAGTCTTGTCCTGATTCGTAGGTATATTGACTTAAAGCATTAACGCTAAATAGAAATGCTATTGCGAAGCATAAAATTCTTTTTTGCATTGTTTTGTAGTTTTGGTTTTTCTTGTGTAAGTTTTTTTAACTAAACCTACAACATCTTTATTTATTTTTAATCTATTTGGATTAACTTCATGTGTACATTTAGCTATGTATTCTTTTTCTGCATCTTCTACATCAGGTCTTTTAGATTGATTTTTATCCCATTCTGCTGATGCTTCTTTACCAATTTTACCTTCATACGGACAAGGAGTACCTGCCATAGACATAGCTTTAAATACTCTTTTGTCTTGGCATAATAAAGCTACTGATGCTACTTTCATGCCCATATCGTAAAGATATTTTGATAATTTTAGTCTTTCACAATTTTGATCTGTAATAGTTTTACCACCTGAAAAACCAAATACTTGTCCTTGAAATGCACCTGATACACCAGTGGTACATAAGTCCTGTGAATAAGACATTATAGATGGAGCAATAGCAGATGCAGGGGGAGCTTCTGATTTAATATTTTGATTAATTGTTTGTGTGCTATTAGATTCGTTTATGTTTCTATTAGTATTATCTGATCTCGTATTGTTATTGTTAGTATTTGTATTATCAGTTGTAACATTAGAATCTGAAGTTGATTGATTAATGTTTGTGTTTTGATTGGTGTTATTAGATGTGCTGTTATTCGTGTTATTAACATTCTGATTTACTGTTGAATTTACAGTTGAATTAGATGTTGATGTATTCACATTATTATTTGTATTTGTATTATTTGATGTAGAAGTTGCTGTTGAAGTATTTACATTTACATTATTGTTTGTGTTGACATTCGTATTATTGTTCGTGTTGGTCGCTGTGCTTGTAGTCGTATTCGTATTTACATTTGTGTTTGAATTTGTGTTGTTATTCGTAGCTGTTGAAGTGTTGGTATTTGTGTTTGTGTTTGTATTAGTATTTGTCGTAGTTGTAGTATTGACTGTATCAAGACTGTTATTCTCACAATATTGAGAACCATTTACACAAGCTGTTCCTGATTGTTGTGATGACTGAGCAAATGCATTAGCAGAAAATATAATTCCTAAAAATATAATTGACTGGTAAATATTATTTTTCATTTGGGGTAAATACTCCTAACTCTATAAGTTTACTTCTATTCACTAAATGCTCTGCTTCAATATCATCTTTACTTTGTCCATGATATGCAACAGCCAAATAGCCTTCTATCATAGAAACATTAATATTAATGTCATCTACAATAACTTCCCCTAATACACGACCATATTTGCCTTTAGAATCTTTTAACTTTGATCGTAATACTACTTTAGTGCCATTGTGAATAGCATCACCTAAATACTTTGCAGCTAATTTTCCTCTAGCTTTTTCGTCTTTATCTCTGGTTCTTGATTCAGGTGTATCAATCCCATAAAGGCGTACACGACACTTGTGAAAAATAGAAAAGCCAAGATCAAGAATAACATCAACAGTGTCGCCATCAACCACCCTAGTGACTGTGCAACCATATTCATACATTATTGTTCGCCTTTAAACGATTTAGAGCTATTGCTTGTACCTGCGTATAAACCAAACCATGCAGCACCTGCACCTACAATAATAGATATAAGACCTGATTGTTCTAAGCTGGGTTCAGGTAAATCCATAAACCACATAGTTGAATAATATAATAAAAACATATACACACTTAAAAATAAACGTGGAAATATACGCCAAGCATCTACTGCTTTAGCTAAGTGAATTGATTTTTGATATGGGTTTGCACCTGTATTATTAATATTAGTATCAATATCTAATTCAAGACTAACTTTTTTAGTTTGTATTTCTTCCATTATCTTTTTTTTCCTTTGTGTAAACCATGTCTAGCGTGTTGTTTACCTTTTTTAGTAGCGGCTCTTTTCTTTTTATTAGCTGCTGCAAGTTTTTTTCTGCCTGCTGCTGTTGATTTTAATTTTTTTATCGTTGCTGCTGGAGCATATACTTCACCAGTTTTAGAAGATTTTTTACCGCTTGGTGTTCTCCACTTTTGTTTTGACCAACGCTTAAGAGATTTTTGTGATTTTTTTAAAGCCATTATTCTTCATATAAATTATTAAATGTTATTTCAGGGTCCATATAACTTTCATGTTCTTCTGCAGAATGTAAATATTGTGAAGGTTTAAAATTTGGTGGACCTTCTCCTGTAACCCATAAAGCAGGATTTGTAACTCTTACTCTATTATTTGGTAAAGCAATTACATTGCCTTTCCATTTGCAATCTTCAGTTATGTACATTACATGAGATTGTTTATGTTGTGCTGGACAATCTGCTATAGAATGATCTGTATAATCTACTGTAAATAAATATTTAGATTTATAAAAATTGCCATCTATTTTTGCTATCCAAGGACTAGAACTTGCTCTATCTAATATCATTGTTGCATGATGTCTTGATTCGCAATCCCAAGGTTGAGCTAAATGATTTTCCATTGGTTCTGGAAAACTATCCATTGTCATATCTGCTACTAATGCTTGTATTGGCATTCTTGCCCACATAGCTCCACCATGTATATTGGGTATTTCTTCTTCATACAAATCTGCTTCACATCCTGTAAAGACTACTTGAAAACTTAAAGACCTATCAGGTATTGTATTTACTGCTATAGCTATAGCGTGTAAAAATTCTCCATGATATTTTTCATGATTATGAGTAAATTCTTTGCGAACCCAACATTTAAAATGAGGTATATTGTCTATGAGATAAGACACTACTTATATCCGCCACCTGCTTTTTTATATGCTTTAGCTAACATTTGTGCTTTACGAGCAGACCATTGACCGGGTTTACCACCTTTACCACCTGCTTTTATACGATTAAATATTCTTTTACGCATAGTAGGTTTTGTATAGTTACCTGCTTTGTTTACTGTACTTTTTTTTTTAGATGTACTTCCACCTTTTTTAAGTTTTAAAGATTGTAAAGTTTTAGCTTGTTTTGCGTGTGTTGCACTAGCTTTTTTTAAACCTTTAACTACTTTTCTTACTGTTGTTTTATTTTTATTCATTATGAAAATATACCTGCTATAACTCCTGATGTAATAAGTAAAACATATAATCCCCAAATCATATTTTCTAATTTGTTAAATCTTACCTGTCCTTGATCTAATCTTTTTTCAATATTTTCGTATCGAATAGTGCACTCTCTTTCATGTGCTGCTATTTTTGCAAAAGATTCATTAGCGGTAGCCATTATTTCTTTTTTTTTCTTAAAGTATAGGCTTCGTTTTTTTTAGTTTTAGGATCATCTTTTATGTATTGACCTTTACTATTTCTAGCTCTCACTCTTTCATAGCCACTCATAAACCAATCTTTAACTTTTTTCCACATAATTTTCTCCTTTTAATTAACTGCTAGGTGGAGTTGGAAACTCTCCTAATGGTCGAACTGGTGGTGTAGCATCGTTATAAACATATAGTGCTGCTAAAGCATCTACAGTTGATACTGCGTTAATTTTTGTTTTCATGCTTTGTGCTGCTGTTCTAACTCCTGCCCTATAAGTAGTCCAATCACTTGCAACTGTACCACTTGTCTCAGTAGCTTTGATAACCATCCAATCGTTAGGTTGTAATAAACTGTAAGCCTGTTGGTCTACTGCTAAAGAATTTATGTATTTTAAACCTCTGGTAACAACTCCATCAGTGGTTGTATCATCTAAATTTTTAGCTGTAGCTGTTCCATAAGAAGCTGTAACTGTATCACTTGCAAATGCAAAAGATTGATTAGTATTAATATAATATTCAGGGTCTTTGTAATTGGTGTTGTCTATTACAACTTCGTAAATTCCTATAGCCTCTAGTTCTGAAGAACTCCAAAGCATAAAGATATTACTAGGATAATTTACATCACTTATTGTTAAGGCTTTGGGTTTTGTATAGACCTGTGTTACGTTATTTGATTCTACTAATGCCCACATAATTTTTTCCTCAATTTAATTAATTTACTTAGCCAGTTAATGCTCTTGCTGTTGCTGGTACTCCACCACTTGTAACAAATGGATTTTCTGCCCAAGCAAAATAAGAAAAAGTATTTGTACCTCCTGCGTTTGCAGGATAAGTGCTACCTCTTAACTTAAAACCATTTGATAAAAAATCACATTTATTTTGGTCTGTTGTTTCTGCTGTATTTGCGTTTGCAAATAAATTATCATTCATTTCGTTAAAAGTCGACCTCGTATTATCCATCATAGACCAGCCATGATTAGGGTCTGATAAGACCTTAAATATAACTAAAGCAGGTTTAAATCCTGTATAAACGAACTCACGAACTCACCATTGGTACTAGCATTTCCGTAGTAGCTTCCGTAAGCTGAATACCCTTGTTTAGCTGCAAATGCGAAACATATATACTCACTCCCACTAGCATTTTTTTGAATATCACCACCTGTACTAAGACCTATTGTTGAACTAGAAAAACTAGACAAGACATTAGTTGCTGTGCCTTCTGTAAGATTTAAAGTGTGTCTATAAGCATTAGTTACAGCTCCAGGATTACCAGCTTTGTGTTGTACATCCCAGTTACTAACCCCAGTATCTCTGCGTTTAAATATAGCAACATCTGGCTCTACTCCTAAACCATGCCCAATAGTATCGTTTGTTGTGCCTGAAGCTGTGTAAGTAATAATACTAAAACCTGCATCCGTATTAGCTTGAACAGTTGAAGTTATATCACCATCTGAGTTGCTTGATGTCGTACCCCCACCTGCTTTCCATTGCCATGCTACATTTGTTTGAGAATTTTGATTCCAACTACTACCAGAAGGTAAGCTAAACCCATCAGTTTGAAATGCTTGTATTATACTACTAGCTGTTGCCTCAACATCAGTTTTATTAACTTTAAAATATTTTGTAACTCCTGTAGTGCTATTTTGCAGCACATGGTCAACAGTAGAGTTTCTAGGTTTAATCCAAACCATGTCTGGTTTTAAATTACTATTTCCTGTATTAGTAATACTTCTATCTGTAGCATTACCAGTATAAATAGCAACTTGAAAGTGTGCTGATGGGTCGTCTATAGTTGTATAAGCCATTATCCGTACTCCGCTAAATTCTTTGTGCAGATTGCATAGTAACCACTAGGTGGTGCGTGTTCAAAAGTTCCGTAATCATTTGCATCACTTGCTGCACTTGAAATTGTGTTAATGGTGTAACCACCAAAGTTTATATTAAATGTCCTACTTTCATAATTTTGCAAAAATGGAAAAACTGTTTTACCTTGCATATCTGAAATTAAATTACGAGTTAAAATTAAACTACCATTAGCATAATATTTAATTGTTTGTGTAGAACTGTCCATATCTAAAGCTATTCCTAGCGTGTCGCTTGTAGTTAAAGCAGTAAATTGACCTGCACTACTTTCACTCAAACTTCCTGAGTAAGAATAATATCTGCCTTGAGGTTCTATAGTCATATTGTAGTTTTGTGTTAATCCCTGCCCACCAATAGTGTAAGCAGTATTAGCTGTTGCTATGCCTATAAACTGAGAGCCAATAGTACCTGATGGTTTTGCTTCCCAATACCATTTACCATTTGTTAAGCCTATACTACCTTTTGCATTTTCATCCGTTGAATTATCATATGCTGCTACTGTTGCACCTTCTTTGAGAACTGGCATATACAAATATTCCCATAAAGGATTCCAAATACAAAAATTATTAGTAGGTGTATCAGTTGATTGATCGGCTGCTGCTATGTTGTTTTCTGTAAAGTCATTACCATTACCACTTTCATCATCACCTAAATCTGAAGCATCTGCAAAATCTAAAAAATATCCTTGACTGCCAAAAGTTAAACCACTTACATCTATAGGTTTCCAAATACCGCTACTATCAAACTCACCAAAACTTGTGGGTGCTAATTGTGAACCATCAATAGCACAAAACTGTGCTAGATAACCACTCATGTCATAATCACCATCACCTACATTATAACTACCACCAAAAGGTGCTGTACCTATAGTTAGATAATTTGTAGTAAACCAACCACTAGATTGGTCTTGTATGTCTGGATAACTACCGCCATCAAAGTCAATGGTTGTTGTTTGTACACCATTAAAATATATTTTTACTCGGTCACTAGAAGATGATTGATTGGTGTCTACTGCTACAACAACATGAAGCCAAGCAGAAGGGTCACGATGCAAAGTAGTTATATCACGAGTATCATGTCCATCATCAAACCTAAAACCAAAATAATCACTGGTAAAATACATTCGACCATGCTGACCTTGACCTGCTACATACATAGTTCCACTAGCAGTAGGGTTGCCTAGTGTTGACCTTTTAATCCAAAAACTAAATGTAAAAGTTCGTCTGTTTCCTGCTGTTGGACTAGCTCTATAAAACCATTCGTTGTTAGTAGTTTCAAGTTTTACAGAGTTAGTAATATCAAACCCAGTTGAAACACTTCCTCGATTAGCAGTTCTCTGTAAAGTTTCCATGTTAGGTTTGAGCCATATTTTGACTTCTGCCAATTTCTTGCCATACAGAGCCATTGTATCTAAATGCAAATATATCTGTTTTATTTGCTGTTGCTGTAACAGTCGGAGCAGTTGAAGCTGCAAATTCAAATACAGTATTCCAAGCAACTGTTCTAGCTGTGCCACCTTGAGCTATCTCAATACTAATAATAGCTCCTTCAACTGCATTGCTTGGTGCGGATATAGTTGTATTTTCACTTGTAACGTAATAAGCATTAGCTGCTGCTGCTGCATCCCAAGCTGTTGCATTAGAACTTGAGCTTATAGCTACTTGAGAAATATTTGCTGAAGTTTGAGATGTAACAACACCTGAAATATTTAAAGTACCATCAATATCTGTAACATCTAAGTTAGCAGTACCATCTACATCTAAATCTGTACCAACATATAATTTTTTAGCAATACTTGCTCCACCTTCAGTTCTTAAAGCACCTGTATCACCAGTTGCATCACTTGAGTCTGTGGTATCAGTTATATCAACTACTCCTGCAACTGTAAGTGTAGATGCCATATCAACTGCACCATCTACATCTACAACATCAAGATTAGCTGTTCCATTGACATCAAGATCAGTACCTACATATAGTTTCTTAGCTATACTTGCACCACCTTCTGTACGCAAAGCTCCAGTATCTCCTGTAGCATCACTAGAATCTGTAGTGTCTGTAATATCTACAACACCTGCTACAGTTAAAGTTGAAGCCATATCTACAGCACCATCAATATCTACAACATCTAAGTTAGATGTACCATTAACATCAATAGCACCTTCTAGGTCTATATCACCATTAACAATAAGATCATCTGTTAATGTTAAATCGTCTTGTATTTTTAAATCTACAACATTAAGACTAGCAAAAGCATCAACAACTGCTGCTCCACTTCCTGCTCCATCTAAATAAACTGCTTTTGTATCTCCTGCTGGAATTGTTATGTTTGCACCAGAGCCTTGTGAGATAATAATGTTTTGAGAACCACTTGTTCCATTTTCTATAAATTGCATACGCTTCATAGTGTTTGGAGTTATAGTAATAGTACAAGCTGAATCTAGTGTGCCTGTATATTTAAGATACATAGCTCTACCAGCGTCTGATGCACCATCTGCTACTACAGTAGAATGTGTATCAGCATTAGTAGTTATAGCTTCTGTACCAAAACCTAATGCTTCACCAATTAATTCTAAATTAGTATTAGTTGTTGTACCCCATGTACCACTGGCATCACCAGTACCCATTTCATTAAGTCTTAAATTGTTTACATATGAACTTGCCATATTATTTCCTCGTGTTAATCATAATATAATTTTTAAGCAACTTCACTCCAATTAGGTGTTTGTGAAGTGCTTATCGTTGAGTAGTTAGGTGTTTGAGATGTATCTATTAATCCCCAAACATTTACTCCAGTTAAACCTGTTGTTCCTTGATTTCCAGTTACATCTATATCTGCATTTGCTTGTGCTGTAACTGATCCTAATCCTGATGTACCTGCAAAGCCTGTAACACTAAGATTGTTATTAGTAATTAAATTTTCATCACCTAAATTTAATGTTGATGCTACTGCTGATACGCCTGTTACTGCTGCTGCATTTACAGCTACTGAGCCTACTGCACTTGTTCCAGTTTCACCTGTAACTGATAAATTATTATTTGTTACTAATGATTCGCTACCTAATGCAGATGTACCTGCATTACCAGTTAAAGTTACATTAGCTTCTGCAACTACAGTTTCAGAACCAAGTGCACTTGTACCAGCTACTCCAGTAACTTCTACAGGTAAAGGATTTCCCCACTCAGCTTGACCCCAAGTGCCTCTACCCCAACCAGTTATAGCAGCCATAAGCTAAATTAAGCTATTCTTATAATTGCGTTAGATGCGTCTGCTGTAGGAAATTGGATTGTAAAATCACCTGCAGTTGATGTTTTATCACCACCAAAAGCTAATATACATACTGCTGGATCACCTGATGCACTGTCATTAAATATCATGCAACCATTTGCAGTAACTGTTGCATTAGAAAATGTTAAATCTGCAAAATCAGTAAAAGCAGTTGTGCTTGATGTAGTAGGATCAACTCTAGTTAGTGATGCACCTTTAGCAGTATAGTTAGTACCTGATGCTTCATTTGAAGTTGTGTATGCAGTTGTAGATGCACCTAAAGAAGCACTACTAGTATAGAGTGCTAAGTTAAATGTATTACCACCTGAGTTTTTAAAATTATGCACTCCTTCTAAAAGTTCTTTTTTAAATGATGTACACATAGCTTGTGAAATTGCCATTACAGTCTCCTAATAATATCAGCCATATCTTTATGACCTTGTTTGTCTAATAAACCTGCTACAGTAGCTCTATCACTTACTATAGCTTGTTTCATGTAAAGTAAAATAACTGTTTGTATAGATTCTTTAAATGCTTGTGCTTGTGCTTTCACCATGGGATCAGCATGATCACTTATACTAACAATTTTATTTACCATTCTTTCAGCCCAATATTCAGGACTTAAACCTTTATTTTGTGTAGTTTCTACAACTACATCGCCTATTGTTGATTCTACATCTACAGTAAACATTATGTCCTTTGTGTTCTTAGCACATCATCTCTATATTGATCTGTTGTATTTTCAGCTTCTCCAAGATTTTTTAATCTTGCAATAGCATCATTATATCTTTGATTATAGACAGTAAGCATATCTACTTCACCTTTCATATAAATATATCCTTCAAGCAAACAACCATACAACAATGCATTTGTTGCATTTGTAGATAACCATGTTGTTCCTGAATCTGCTCCTGCAGTAATTGAAGTAGGTTTATAAAAATAATGCAACTCTACAACATAAGATGAATCTGGTGTTGGTCCAACAATAAATGATGCATCATCAAACAAAGCATAATGTTTTGGTACGCTTGTTGTTGAAGCATTAGGATATGCTTCTCTTATAAAATTAACATCTTTAAATAATAAAAATTCTTGACTATTTGAATTAGTTATAGATAAAGAAAAGTTATCTAAAAAATCACTTGGAGTAGAAAGATATTGATTTCCTGAAGTTAATGTTCCTGTAACATTTTTTCTAAAATCAGGAAGTTTTACTGCTTGTAATATTCTATCTTCAGCTTGTTTAATTAAGTTTGGAATATCAGAAACAAAAGTACTTTCTGTATTCTGTAAATAATTTTGTATTAAAGATTTAAGTTCTGAATATGTCATTTATTATGTAGAAACAGTAATTGTTCCAATTTCTCCTGTTATATCTAAACCAACTGTTTTTGATCCTAGTTCTGTAATACCACCACCAATAGGATCAAATGCAAATAATCTTCTTGAGTCTGCTTCTCCTGTATCTACTCTAGGATCATATAATGATTGAGGATCAATAGTAGATAGTTCGTTTACATCATACTGTGGTTGATCTGGATCAAAACATTCATAACATACTTTTAATCCATTTTTTTGTTTGTTTTGTACTTCATATCGTAAATCTTTTAAACGATATGTAAATCCGCATCTATCACATATTGCTAATGCTTTTTTGCCTTGTGCGTACATTAGTATATTTTCCTAATAGTATAGTTAAATGGGTTAACAGAAGATTTAGTATATAAATTACCTTCTATATCTATACCTTTTAAAAAAGTGTTATTAATTTTAATTATTTTTTTTAATTGAATTGTAAAAGTATTAGACATATTTCCTTCTTTATCATATTCAACTACTATTATTTCATACTGTTCTTTAGTAATTTTATAATAAAACTGTAATAATTTATTAAACATTTAAGTATATGAATTAAAAGGTACAAATCTTACAGATGCTCTTTCTCTATCTGCATCAGCAACTTCATTCCATAATTCATTATACCTTTGTTGAATCATTGGCACTTTAGCTAATGCTTCGTTATTTTTACAAGCTATGTTATAAGCAAGTCCATATGTTAAACATGGTAAATATCTAGTAGGTATTGCTGCAGTATTACTTGCAAGTGTTCCTGTGTCTTCTATTTTTTTTATGTAGTAATAAACTAATGTATATGTAGCCTCACCATCAGGAGAAGACCATAGTTTTATAGTTGAGTTTGTATGACCTTTATCTAAATGAAATAAACTAGGTTTGCCTTGTGATCTTCTAAGCGTTTGATCTGATTGTTTTGTTGTATCGCCTGAGTCTGTTCTAATAAAAGCTTCAATAATTTCTAGAACATTACTAGATAAATCATAGCTAAAAGTTCCTTGAGTTAAAGTTTGAGTTCCTGTTTCTACAGAAAAAAGATTAAGACCTTTATTTTGCCATTCAAGAAATAATAAATCTAAACCACGCCTAGCAGTTTTGTAATCATAACCTGAACTCATTTTTAAACCACATAACTCATGTGCTTCTTCTAAAATATCAGATAGGTCTAAGTTAAAAGCTGTAGTTCCACTTGTTGCCATTATTTTTTCCTAATTTTTTTTGTTCCATGTGGAACTTTTTTTTTCTTTTTACCAGCAGAAGAAATTTGTTTTTTCATGTTTGATCTAGATATAGCCATTAACACTTCCACCTTCTTCTTGCTTGTCTTATTCTAGAATTAGGATCGTTTCTTGTTTTAGCTGAACTTCTTTTTAGTTGTCCTGCTGATCTTGCACAATAAGACTTTCTTCTTTTAGCAGCTTTGCTGCCTTTTTTTACTTTGCCTGTTACAGCAGTTTTTAACTTACTACCGGGATTTTTTCTTCTATATGCAGCTACACCTTTCTTGGTCATACCAGCACCACTTTTGGTAGGGCGATAGTTAGCACCCTTACCTTTAGTGGTTTTGCGTATAGGATTTTCTTTTTTTCTAGGCATAAAAAAATTTATTAAATATCGCCTCTACCTGTTTTTTTCTTTGGTTTTTTTGGAATTGATCTAGGAGCACTTGAGCTTTTTGTTGCTCCTCTTTTTGCACTTAAACCAGATGCTAATCCACTTCTAATTCCACCTCCAATTTTAGGCGGTTTTTGTATATTTGGTTTATTTTTACCCACAGTTTTAGGCTGTCCTACCATTTTATTTGAAGATGATGATGGTTGAACTGGTTGCATTCCTGTAGGTAATTTTATATTTCTACTAAAACTAGATGTTGTTCCACCAGAAAACATTTTCTTAATTACTGTATCTTGAAAATTTGGTACTGTCATACCTTTACTCATCTTTGATGAATACTTGGTATTTTTAACTGTTCTACCACCTTTCATTTTTGAACCATATTTACTTTTTTTACTCATTTTTTTACCTTTTTAGTTTTTTTAGCAGGTGTTTTTTTTACTGCTTCTTTTTTTGCTTTAGGTTTTTTCTTTACAGGTTGAAGCTCTGCAATCATTTTATCTGCTTCAGCTTCCTTCATAGGTCCAGCTATTAGCTCTCCACCTACTTCGCCTTTCCAAATAAGAAATGCAGGGGTTTCATGCCCATCATTAAAATAACCATTTTCTTCTTTAATATACATATAAATACCTTTAACCAGACTTTCATCTGGTATAGCTAAATATGTCATTAATCAGAATATACTTTTACCATTTCTAAAACAATAGAATAAGTATCTCCTGAGCTATGACCTTTAGTGGTAAAAAGAATATCTCCATTTTTTCCACTCCCTGCATTATTTGAAAGTCCACCAAAATCTTTAAAGTCCATATGTCCATTACTACTTTCAGCTAGTTCCATAAGTAAAACATTGCTTGTAGCGTTTAGAAATAACTGAACTGACATACCAACAACAGAATGACTTATTCGCATAACTCTTACTTCAGAGCAAGAAACTCCTCTTGAGTTAGCAGCTAAAGCAGATACATCTACTTTAGCTACTGCGGATTCGCCAGTACCATCGCTGACATTGGTAAACTTCATAACACAATTTCTTTCACCATCAATAATGGTTTGTGAAGTTACTGCATCAGCCATAATTTACTCCTATTAAGATTGGTCAGTAAATGCTGGAGCATCTGCACCTTCTTGGTTACCCCAGATGTACCAGTTAGTTGAATCTTTAGCTAGGACATTAATTTCAAATAAACCAAAATCAGTTAAAGTAAGAATGGAGTTTGAGTTACCATCAGCGTAAACAGAAACATTATCTGCATTAGAATCTAAATGTATAATTCCACCTAAAAAGAAATTAGTGTCTGAGCCTGTATCAATGATAAGGTTTTCTGTTTCTTCTGCTGCACCACCATAAACAAATTTAAAGTAAACGCCAGCAGCAGGACTTGGTAATGTAAGAGTTCTATTACCTGTAATAGCTGGAACTACATTAGTACGACCACCATTTGCTGTTGCTGTTAGTGTTGTATCTGCATCAGTTAAAGCTACAGGTGCAACCTTCATACCATCACCATCTAAAGTAAACTCAGTAGTAATAGCACCTGTTGTTGAATTTTTTGAAATGACTGTAAAGCCATTCTCAGACCTGACTGGTCCGTTAAAAGTTGTATTCGCCATGTTTTCTCCTAAAAGAAAGTATCTATCATCTTGGCAAGTCTGCTAGGGCAGTTGATAGACAAATTAAAAATTCCCTAGAGTAAAGAAAGGGCAGATAAACTGCCCTTTATAGTTCTATTCTTAGCTTGAACCAGGTGATCCATAAATTCCAAGAGGATCAGAAACTCCAAAGGAATATCTTTCTCTTGATTTATATCGAACATTACCAGTATCAAAATCGCCATCCATAGAAGTTTCCAAAGCTGTTCTTTGGAAATGCTTCATACCGTTAGGTACA